TTAAGGATATGAGGATGTTGTTCTGATACATCCTTATCCCAATCTAAAAAGTGGTCAGGGTGTGCATGAATGGCAACCTGATACATGTGGCCATTTTCACCTTTATATTCATTAGCAGTTGGCTCTGCTTCAGCTAAATAATGCCCATGACCATAATCCTGCGCGCCCTCACCGGTGCCGATAGCCTTGTCTTGAAATCCTTCTTCACCAATGTAGTGCGGCGATCCGTGGTAGGCGTTAATAGGCTCCTGATCAACCTCACCGCCATCGGCATAACTGTCTTTGTTGGCTTCCCAAAGGCTATCAGCGCCCATGCCCTGTTTATGAGCCGCAAGGTCATCTTCCATTGCTTTCATTGCGGCTTCGTCAGCGTTTGGCTTTACCTCATATGATGAGGGCGTAATTCCTTCACCAAATGACGGGGCTTCATAATCCTCAGCAGGAACATTTGCGCCAACTTGAGTGTGCATCTGTGCCCAGTTATTAGCAAGAGCCTGATCATCCTCAGCGGGTGCAAAAGACAATCCACGAGTCCCTGGCGCTGGAGCAGAAGGCAATCCACTAGCTAGTGGTGGCGATTGATCAAATGATGCAGGACGAACAGGCGGCAAAGGAACATTGGCCGGAGATGGTGGCAAATCACCATAAAAAGGCGCTGGCCCCGTATTGGTTGCGGTGAGTGCGGGATTTGACGCGCTAGCATCTTGCTGACCAAACCCACTAAATTGCTTGGTGTATGCCAAACGGTTTCCCCACTGAGAACCGTTTTGCGGAGCCTGTGGCGTCCAACCCTTAGGACGCTCATACCGCATTTGAGCAATAGTTAATTGTGTCGGGTCATTGGTGCTATTAACCAGCTTGCCTTCAGGGCGGTTGCGCAATTCATCCAATGCGGCGGCTGCTTGTTCTTGAGCACTCATTCCACGCATATCAAGGCGGTTAAGATTGTGACCATACATTCCATAACCATTATTATTATCGTGCCATATGTTTGGATTAAAACCGCTTTCTGCTGCGGCGGCACTAGTTAACATTGTGGCTTCGTTTGGCGTTGCGCCGATGGATGTCAAATATTGATAATGAGCCTGAGCGCGTTGCAGCAAACTTCCGCTTGCCATTGGCGCAACAGTTCCCTGCGGTCTTGCATTGGCGTTAGGCGCGGGTGATACATCCTTATCGCCGCCAAAGCCCGATGCGCCCCAGTTGTTAGGCTGTTGCATTGGCGCTGCATGATCCTCTGTGGGCGCGGAAAAAGATTGACCAAGATTATTTTGTTGCAAAGGCACATTAGCGGGCTGACCTACACGGCCTTGCAGCATTGGCTTATTCGCAACATCAACGCCATACAGCGCGCCCTTATACGGAAACGTGGACGGTCCCTGCCCCGCCAGATACTTCGCACGAGCCAACGCAAACGCCGCATTAAATGCTTGGCGCTCTGGACTTGGAGTTCCACCACTTGCTAGAGCGACCTTAATCGGCTTGATATTGCGGGCGGTGTGCAGGACGTTGCTCATTGATTAGGTTCTCTCTCATCAATAATTGGCCTCAAAGCGGGTTCTGCCGGAGCCTTAACACCAGTTATAGCCGGAACCACGTTGCCAAGCAAATGTTTAACAACCTGTTCGGATTCAGGATGCACAGCGATGTTTTGCGCTAGGTCAATCATTTGAATGCGCTGCTTTGCAAGCATTTCCTGCTGATCAACCATATTGTCCATAGCGTCTTTTTTCATCGCAGAACCAAGTTGCGCCACTTTGGTTTTACTGTCCAGCAACTTTGCATCCGCCAACTGCTTTTTGATCTCAAGTTCCTGTTCGGCAATAATTGAAGCATGGTGATCCATGACTTTATCATGGTCTGACTTTTCAGATTGCCCGCCAACCAACCCGCCTTGCTGCATTTTCATTGCATCAATTTTAACTTTAGCCTGATCAAGCTGCAACTTCCCATCGGCAAGTTTTGCCTTCGTGTCACTGTCCTGCTTTTTGATCTGCATTTCAGCCATTTGCTTTTGCAATTCAGGCGGTGGTGCACCCTGTGCAGAGGCCGGAATCATAAACTGTTCTGGATTGCTCCAGCCAATCGCCTTTAGCGACGCTGTGTCAATCGCAATAGGATCATACAGAGACGGGTTTTGCGCCTGTATCTGTTTCAGGGCAATGATTTTCATAATGCGCTGTGTCTGGCTGGCAGTGTTTGGATCAGCCTGTGGCACCAAATCAACTTGCCCCAAAGCACGAGTGAACGTTTCCTGATCCCATTTGCGGGCGGGGCGGCGATTCTGCTGCCAGAACGATTCAGGGTTTTCTTTGAAGCAGCGCACAAGCAATTCAAACTCTTCAGCCTGAGCCGCGTGCATCCGCTTATGCACCGAGTTCATGACCTTAGTGGCTTGGTCAATCATTGCCAGCGTTGTACCAACAGGAGCGTCCTGCTTGCCCTCGCCAACGGCCTGCTCTGACGTGCCGCCAAGGCGCTGACCCGTATCAGCCATGTTTTGCACCAGCGACATAAGTCCTGGCCCAACATCCTTGTACGGCAACGGCATAATGGCTTGCTGGATTGGTAGCCCACCTGTTTTAATCAATGCGCCACCGCCTGGAGGAACACGAAAGATGTTGGTGTTTTGCCGAGCGCCTGAATCCGCATAAAGGAATCCAGGGAAATTAGCGTACATGCCAGAATCAAGCATCTCTCGCCAAGCGGCAGTTATGGCGTTGGTTGTGTTACCAAGGATGTGCAGCAAGCCGATGTCATAGAAGCCCATTCCAGGGACAAACGTGTATTTGACGAAGTTCGACCGCGCTACGGGGAGTTCTTTTGTATCCTCATCGTAATTACGCACGATGGACAGGATTTGTCGGCTAGTCGCGTCAATGGTTACGCGGTATGGGATTTCCAAGCCGGATTCTTTGCCCTTGCGCCTATGCTCGAAGCCTTGAATATCCAACTCGCAGTAGCACTCAAAGATTTCGCGGTTGCGGTCATCTGGATTCACCACGTCAAGAATTACGCCCTGCTGCGAGGCTTTTTCACGCTGCGCCGCATCGAAGTTAATCATTTTCGGCGTGGATAATTCCGTATTACGGTAAACGCCAAGAATCTGCATCCGCTTAACAGTCGATGACCGCATTGAAATACGGTGAGTTACGCGGCGAGCGTTTGTCAGGTCTGTGGCTGAATTGTTGACAATGAGGTCGTCTGCATCGACGGATTCTGAGACGGGGCGATTGCGTAATGGGCAGAAATATACTTTTTTGAATGACGTCCCACCAAAGCCCAACATGAATAGCATTCTATCCGTATCGGGGTAGTATTCCTTCGCGGTGCTAGTGAGATAGTGGTTAATGTCGTTTTCAAGATCATTGGCGAGTTGGTCAGAGTCGAGGGTAGCATTGTTATTGTCCTCACGAATCTTTACTGGCCCATCTGTAGGTAGCATTTCGGATCGGGCATTCGCTTGGAACCTGAGCACAGCTTCGAGAAGCAAAGGGTGCCGAACCTTGGACATTCCTTCGACGGGAGCACCATCTGCAACTGATCCCAGTCCTGGGATTTCAATCTTGAGTCCAAGTAGCTTGATTCCAAGTGCTCTATCGTCAATCCATTCTTTACGGCTTTCAAGGTCGTCATTTATTCCCTTAAGCAAATCTTCTGAAATTCGGGACAATTCCCTCTCATCCACTTCATCGACCAGATTGTCAAACCAGTCTTTACGGTTTGGCTTACCAGCGCTTTCCAGTGGGGATCCATCCAGTGACAATGAGATTGATCCGTCGGGAAATTCGATAGTTATGACGTTTCCCTTGTCATCGTATGTCTTGCCGTCGGATTCATCTTCGTTTTCGATTGCCACGTCTTCACTGTCGAATGAAGGTGATTCCTCTGATTGCGGCATGAGACGAATGTGAGACGGAACGAGTGGCATAGTTTAATCCTTAAACCGAATACAATGGCGCGGGTTGTGTGGTTGGCCGACGCATTAAATCTTCGTAGCTTTGCTGCACTTCTTCCGCACGTTCCATCATACCCGCTTTTCTCAAGAATCGCAATGCAGAGCTGACAGTGTCTACGAGGTCGTCATGTTTGCCTTTCGGAAACATCATGCACTGAGTTATGACCTGATCAACCCACGTTTTATCCGGCGCGTAAATGAGGCCATCTTCAAACAAGTGCTGGATTGAATACAATCGGGCGATTTTGTCAAGCGACTTGGGATCATCTAGAATAACCTGATAGCCTTTATTGGAATACAGGCGGCGCAACTCTTGCGCTACGGGAATGCCTGCGGCTTTGTTTTCAATCAGGATTGTTTCGGCTTGCATCATTTTCATCGTATTGGCAACTTTTGTCACCAGATCATTAAGCTGCAAACGTTCCTGCCACGCATAGACCATCATAACTTTCGGGTGCGGCTGCTTGTAGGTGCGCTCGATATTGTAGGCTTTGCCATCCTTTTGAAGCGCATTTGATGCTGTTGCTATCGGGTCTTCAGAGAACACGCCCCAAACAGTCATCGCGCTAAAGTCATTTTCGGTCTTTGTCGTGTAGGCCGTATCCAGCGAGGCAATGATGTAGTCAAACGCTGGCAATGCCACATCGTTAGGCCAGAGTTGCCAATGGTCGCGCTTGATAATACCACCATCTTGCGGGCTGGGCTGTTGCTGGAACTGGCCGGAAACAGCGTATGATCCCATGATTTTCTTATCGCGCTCGACAACATGGGCGGGGAATCGTGCAGGAAAGTACAACTCTCCGGCAACAGTGCGCGGATCACTAGCGCCTAGCATTGTTGGTGCGGCGCGTTCTGGATCATATTCCATCGGAATCATAATCCAGTCATAACCTAGTTTTTTATCCATAATAACGCCCGTTAGGTCTTCTTCGTGCAGGCGCTGGGAGATTTGTATAATGGCTGACTTTTCTGGAGAGTTCAGGCGAGTTGGAACGGCTGTTAGGAACGTTTCAATGGTTGACTGACGAATAGCGTCCGATTGTGCGCCGTCGACGCTAAGGCCATCGTCGATGATAACACGATCACCACGAGCGCCAGTCATACCAGTAAGCGCGACGGCTTGGCGGAATCCTCCGGCGGTTGTTTCAAACTTGCCTTTGGCGTTTTGGTCGCCAGTAATTTTAACGCGGTCTCCCCAGCGTTCCTGATACCATTCAGATTGAATTAGGCGGCGGCATTTGACGTTATCGCGAATAGCCAAATCGAGCGAGTGCGAGGCGCAAACGTATTTCGTGTAGGGCATATTGCGCGGACCGAGTTCCCACGCGGGCCACATGACTCCGACGAGCAGGGACTTCATTGCGCCAGGGCAAACGTTAATGCAAAGGCGGTTGTAATATTGCTCGTCGTCAATCATCATTTCGTCAGTGATTGCGGTCAGGTGTTCGGCAATCATGTCGATATGCCAGTTGTGGATATATTCGTGCGGCTCAATGGCGTGCCATGCTTGTTTGATGAAATCAGTCAGGCTTTCTTCGCAGTCGGCCTTGTCCAGCGCAAACAGCGACTTTCGTATGTCTACCCGTTCTTTGTTCAGCAGCAGGGTTTCACTCATGCGAGAGAATCATCCACAACATGCCAATTACCGCTAGAATAACGTAAATCATTTCGGCGGCTCCGGTAATGGCATCCAGTGAGTGAGATTTAAAATTGAAAGATACATATCTTGATGACACCATTCTGAATCAATGTCAGACCACCAAGCTATTTCAATCCCATTTTTATCAAAAATTAAAATATCTCGCCCATTCTTCGGCGCTGTTTCTATCGGTTGCCATTTCTTCAACATTTCAATTTCTGCTCTTGCCTCCCGAAGCTGGATCATTAAATCATTTATTTTTTCGTCATTTTCGGTTGGATACCATTCACTCATCACTCACCTCCAAAGCTGCCATCAAAGCCTGGCGCACGGATTCCCTTTGATCGAACGTGAGCGCGTTTGCGTCAATTACCTTGCTTTGTATCTCAATCGCCCCGCCATCCTTGCCAGTGACTTCGGTTCTTGACGTTTCTCTCCATCCTGCTCTTGTTTTAAGCCAAAAAATAGCCGCTGTTATAGCGCCTGGGCCTTTGCTATTTGCAATGGAATAAAGATTTTGAGCGATCTGGGCATTCATCATTGATTCAGCCACTTCAAGTTCGTGGCTATAATATTTTCTTAAAGTTTCATCTGAAATACCAATTATTTTTGCAATTTGATCGTGCTTTAACCCAAAGCCCGCCATTGCCGAAACTTGCTTTTTATCTTTTTCGGTTGGTTCATGCGGCTTGCGAGGCATCGAATGTATTTCCTGTCTGTTCGTTAATAGCCTTTTGTCCTGTAAAATTCTGCCAGCGGGTCACCGCCACATCAACATAGGCAGGATTAAGCTCGACAGCGTAAACATGCCGACCTGTCATCTCACCGGCGATGATTGTCGTGCCCGAGCCTGAGAACGGCTCGTAGATCGCTTGCCCGGGCGAAGAATTGTTTTCGATAGGTCGCTTCATGCATTCAACCGGCTTTTGCGTGCCATGGCCCGTTTCCGACTTTCTCGGCTTTTCGA